AGGCGACGGATTGGGTTTTTGAGGGGTACGTCTGCTGTGGAGGACGCTTCGGGTTGTTTGACGTGGTAAACCCTCTGCACCCTTGCCAGGGGTGACCCCCACCCGATCCGTGCTACAATTCTCTCAGTTCCACCGATCCGATGGCATCTCCGATCAAAGTCCGCGACGCCCGCCGCCTGATCCTAAAGGCAGGCGCGTCGATCAAACCAGGTGGCAGTCACGACAAAGTGACCCACCCCGCGACCTCCCAGACCTTCCACCTACCGGCGCACGGTAGCAAGGGACGCCCGACTCTCTCCCCTGGGATGACTCACGAATTCCACAAGTTCCACGCCCTGCTGATCGCCGCCAAATCCGCCGCCTGACGTGGTAGGATTCTCTCAGTTCAACCGACACCGACCGATGCTCAACCCCATCACCGACCTGTCCTTCACCATCCGCCGCCCCTCCGTTGCGGTTGCCGCCCTGGAGATCTTCCCGCTGGCGGGCGTTGCCTTCGTTGACTGGCAGAGCGGGCACGAGTCTGCCCATCGCATCCGCCGCCGCGACATCGCCCGCGTCCTGGTCCCTGGCACTGGTCTGGGTTGGTTCGTCAATCGCTTCCTGGATCTGGCGAACCCGCTCTGATCCGTTCGTGGGGGGTGCCGTCGTGCCCCCCGATCCGTGCTACAATTCTCTCAGTTCACACCCCTCCGATGCGCCTCTCACCTGCCACCCGCCTTCGTGATCGCCAGACCGTCTGGGTTGCCTACCGCAACGATGGCAGCAACTTCAATGCCATCACCGACCCCGTGGGTCATCCCGCTACCATCTGGTCTGCCCAGTTCGCTGAGGCACACGCTGCCGACGTTGCCCGTTGCCCCATCAGCGGGTGGCGCTCTCAGCAGGGGTGACCCCTCCCCCTGCCCCCTGCGTTCGTTCGTGGGGGGCAGTTCGTTCGTTCGTGTTTGGCAGTTCATCGCGGTGGCGTTCATCGTGGCGCGGGCGCGTATAAAAACGCATAACTACCCTAACCTACAAAGTGTTACGGAAGGCAAGTAAATATAATACCATTAAATAAAAAAATTCCGGAACAATTTTTATATCTCATAAGGATTTACAAAAAAAGAGAGAGAATATAATAAGCATTGTTGAATATTAAAAATATTTTTTTCGCTATATAAAAATAAAATAAGGTTTTATAGATACGAAAATGAAAAAAAAATCCGCAGATATTTTTGAATCCATAGAGGTTGATCCAATTAGTGGAGACTATTATATCAAAATTCCAGAGCAAATTATGAATGAATTAGAGTGGTACGAAGACACTCAAATTCGATTTTCAGTGGAAGGTAATGAAGTAATTCTCTCTGAGAAAGAATAATTGACAAGACATACATAATAGAGTATGATACTGAAGTAAAAAAACCTTATCTTATGGCTAAAGGATTCACAATAAAGGCAAAAGCGCCTACACCTCAAATTCAAGAACAAGAATGGGATTATGAATTTGCAAAAGAGATGATAAAAGGAAAATCCATCGTCTTTTGCCTCCCTGGAAGAGGAGTTTCTTATACCTTCCTTAAAAGTTTCGTTCAACTTTGTTTTGACTTAGTGCAGACTGGAGCTAGTATTCAGATCTCACAAGATTATTCGTCAATGGTAAATTTTGCAAGATGCAAATGTTTAGGAGCCAATGTGCTTCGTGGACCAGATCAAGTTCCCTGGGATGGAAAACTTAAATATGATTGGCAAGTATGGATTGATTCTGATATTGTCTTCAATAGTGAAAAGTTTTTCCAACTTGTTTTAATGAATAAAGATATTGCTGCTGGTTGGTATGCAACCGAAGACGGACATACAACTTCTGTAGCTCATTGGCTTGAAGAAGATGACTTTAGAAGCAATGGCGGCGTAATGAATCATGAAACCGTTGAAAGCATTTCGAAGCGTCGTAAACCATTTACAGTTGACTATACTGGATTTGGATGGGTATTGATTAAGTACGGTGTTTTTGAACATTCGGAAATGAAATATCCTTGGTTTGCACCGAAGATGCAAGTTTTTGAATCTGGTAGCGTTCAGGATATGTGTGGAGAAGACGTATCTTTCTGTTTGGATGCAAAGGAAGCAGGATTTGAAATTTGGTGCGATCCTCGTATTAGAGTCGGGCACGAAAAAACAAGAGTTATTTGATTGAATGTCTAACAGACGCTATAATATTCTATGTAAGGGGATAAAAATTTACAATCACCTTACAGAAGAAGAATACTTCGACGTAATGGAGGATCTGTCAATAGAATTTTATCAGACAGGTTCTCCAAATCCTGAAGATCTTGAAACTGAAATTTTATTGGAGAAAACTAAATGGCTGCAAAATCAAAAGTAGGTCTAAATAAGACCTCTTATATTCCTGGTCCTCCTAAGAAGTCTCGTCAAGGAGATGGTGGTGGAACTAAATACGCCCCTTCTTCTCGTAATAAAGCTCGCAAAAAGTATAGAGGGCAAGGAAAGGGATAAATTTAAACAAAGAGTCCAGGTATCTCTCATATCTGGACTTATTTTTTAAATTTTTAAAGAAAATAAATAGATTTTTACTAAAATTGAGTTGGAACAGTTTTCAATGGGTAAACACCTGCTTTTAGAGGTGTATAATGTCAATTTTAATCTTTTAAATGACTCTATTTCTCTTCAGGAAGCGATGGAAAGGGGAATTGGGAGAGCAAAAATGACAATTTTAAATATTTTTCAACATTGCTTCTATCCTCAAGGATGTACGATTGTTATTGCTCTTTCTGAAAGTCATGTTTCTTGTCATACTTGGCCTGAAAATGGGTGCATTGCAATTGATGTATACACTTGTGGAGATGGAAATCCAAAATTAATTGCTATTGAGTTATTAAAATACTTAAATTCTGACAATTATTCGCTAAGAGAAGTATATCGTTAAATAGACATAAGGAGATAGCAACCTCCTTTATAAAAGTTCTGTTTTATTCACTAAAACAGGAGCTCAAATGTCGAATTTACCCGTAGATGGAAATAAAGAATATATGCATTCAATGTGGGGGACTGATAAATTAATTACTGATTATAGTCCAGAACCTACTAAAAGAGTGATTCAAGAAATTATGCACGATGTTGCACCCAAACATAATTTTAAAAATCAACTTGATTTGCATGAAAAAATTAGAAATGATGAAGATTATGATGATTGGGAATATGGAACAGAACCAAACTATGGATCTTCTTGGAAATCAACATAAATAAAAAAAAGTTTCTATACAAATGGCAATAACTAGGATATCTAGATCTTTTAAAGATATTAGTCTATCCTTTGAACCACATCCAATAACTAAAGATTTGCCAATTTTAACGAATCAAAACGCAATTATTCGTGCTATTCGCAATTTGGTAGAGACAATTCCCAGTGAAAGATTTTTTAATCCTTTACTGGGATCTGATATTAGAAGAAGTTTATTTGAATTTGTGGATTTTGGTACATCTTCAATTATAAAAGATCAAATAACAAATACAATTTCAAACTATGAACCAAGAGTTGATAATGTTGAAATTGAAGTTGAACCAAGTCCAGATACGAATGAGTTTAATGTTACCGTAATTTTTAATATTATAGGTCAAGAAGTTCCAGTACAACAATTTTCCTTCATTTTAGAGGCGACTAGATAAAATGCCTTTTACAAAGTTTGCTAATTTAGACTTCGATCAAATTCGAACATCTATTAAAGATTATCTTCGTTCAAATTCAAATTTTACTGATTTTGATTTTGAAGGATCAAATTTTTCAGTTTTAATTGATACTCTTGCATATAACACATATATTACATCATTCAATGCTAATATGGTTGCAAATGAATCTTTTTTAGATTCTGCAACCCTAAGAGAAAACGTAGTTTCTTTAGCAAGAAATATTGGATATGTTCCAAGATCAAAAACTTCCGCAAGTGCTGTTGTTTCTTTTTCTGTACCTGCAAATAACTATAAGACACTTACTCTACAATCTGGTCTTGTTTGCAAAGGAACTACAAAAGGATCTTCTTATCAATTCTCTGTTCCAGAAAATATAACATCTACCGTAGAAAATAATATAGCATCATTTGAAAACATTACTATAAATGAAGGCACTTTTTTAAAGGCAGAATTTACAGTCAATAATTCTACTAATCAAAAATTTATTTTAGATAATTCTTTTATTGATACATCAACAATTAGAGTTTATGTAAAAGGTATAAGCGATACTGGTATTGGGAAACAATATAAACTTGTAGATAATATTTTTGAGATCGATAAAAACTCTGAAATCTTCTTGATTCAAGAAATAGTAGATGAAAAGTATGAAATTTTATTTGGAGATGGAATTTTTGGAAAAAAACTTGAAAATGATTCCATAGTTACAGTCACATATATTGTCAGTGATGGTAAAAATGGCAATGATGTATCTGAATTTGCATTTGCTGGATCATTTAAAGGTGATGATGGAACAATTGTATCTTTACTGAATGGAGTTCAGATAACGACGATTGAAAAATCTAATAATGGATCTGATATAGAGAGTATAGAATCAATTAGATCATATGCACCTAGATTATATTCTTCTCAATACAGAGCAGTTACTGGTAGAGATTATGAAACAATTATTAAATCTAAAATCTACCCTAAAGCAGAAGCAATATCAGTTGTGGGTGGAGAAGAATTGGACCCACCACAATATGGTAAAGTAATTATTAGTATTAAACCTCAAAATGGAACTTTTGTGTCGGACTTTGATAAAGAGCAAATTAAAAATAAACTGAGGCAATATTCTATAGCTGGAATTAATCCAGAAATTATGGATTTGAAAATTCTTTATGTTGAGATTGATTCTGCGATTTATTATAATTATTCAAAGGTAGATTCGCCAAATAACTTAAAAACTAGTATTATTAGTTCTTTAAATGAATATTCTAAATCAATATATTTGAATTCTTTTTCTGGCAGATTTAAGTACAGTAAAGTACTTCAAGTAATTGACTCAACAGATTCTGCAATTACATCTAATATTACGAAGGTAAGAATTAGAAGAGATTTAAAGGTAAACATAAGTTCTCCAACTCAATATGAAATTTGCTTTGGAAATCGTTTCTATGCAAATTCAAAAGGGAAAAATATTAAATCAACAGGATTTAATATCTTTGGAGTTTCTGATTTAGTATATCTGACAGATGTTCCAAATTCAGATTTAAAGAGTGGTATAATTTCTGTAGTAAAAGAAAATACTTCACCAAATTCGAGTGGAGAAAAATCTGAACCTACCATAGTAATTCAATCTGCAGGAAGCGTCAATTATGAGACTGGAGAAATAATGTTGGGGGTATTGAATATAACCTCAACTGTTTTGACAAATAATATTATAGAAATACAAGCATTCCCAGAATCTAATGACGTAATTGGATTAAAAGATTTATATCTGTCTTTTGATGTATCAAAAAGTAGAATAAATATGGTAAAGGATGTGATTGAATCTGGAGATGATTCATCTGGTACTTTATTTTCTGGTAGCGAATATTACACATCAAGTTACTCTAATGGGGAATTAAAGAGGTCATAAAATGTTAAATATTGGATTTGAAACAAGAATAAAAATAACGGATATAGTAGAAAGTCAACTTCCAGAATTTATTACTAGTGAGAATCCAAAAACGACCGAATTTTTGAGGCAATATTATATTGGTCAGGAATATCAAGGTGGTCCAATTGATATTGTTGATAATTTAGACCAGTATCTAAAATTAGATAATTTAACACCAGAGGTTATTGTTGGTAATACTTCACTGGCAGAAAATATATCTTCATCTGCAACGACAATAAACGTATCAAGTACAAAAGGATTTCCAAAGAAGTATGGATTAATAAAAATTGATGATGAAGTAATTACTTATACTGGAATAACTACAAATTCTTTTACTGGTTGTATTCGTGGATTTTCTGGTATTACTGATTACACTAAAAATGCAAGTCTTTCGGAATTAATATTTACTGAATCAGAATCTCAAAGTCATTTACAATCTTCTGAGGTAAATAATTTAAGCGTACTTTTCTTACAAGAGTTTTATAAAAAAACGAAATATTCTTTAAATCCTGGTTTAGAAAGTGTAAACTTTACTCCGAATTTGAATATTGGTAACTTTATTAAGGAATCTAGAACACTTTATAGATCTAAAGGAACTGATGAATCTTTTAGAATTCTTTTTAATGTATTATTTAATGATGAACCAAAAATAATCGATTTAGAGAATTTTTTAATTAAATCTTCTACTGCGTCTTATGCAAGAAGAAAAATTGCTATTGCAGAGTCTGTAAGTGGAAATCCTTTAAATTTAGAGGGGCAATTAATTACAAAAACAACAGATTCGCAAATCACTGCAGCAATTTCTGAAGTAGAAGCAATTACTAGGAATAATAAAACTTATTATAAACTTTTTATTTTTGTTGGATATGATGATTCATTATCATCTATAACAGGAAATATAGATATCACTGGAAGTACAAAGAATTTAAACTACATTAGTCCGGGAAGTTCCGCAATTACAGTGGACTCCACAATCGGATTTCCTGAATTTGGAAAATTATATTCTGGATCTAACGTTGTAACATATACTAAAAAGACTATAAATCAATTTCTTGGATGTAGTGGAGTAGTTTCTGGAATATCTACAGCATCTGCAATTTATTCAGAAGATACTTACTATGGATATGAAAATGGAGATTTGAGTAAAAAAGTTGAAATTAAATTAGTTGGAGTAATATCAGATTTTAATTCAGATACTCAAATTTCTACCTCTTCCGAAGGTGAATATATTTCAGTAAAAAACATCGGAGAAAAAATTGAAGATCCAGATTCCAATCAAACTCTTAAAGAAGTATTTGCAAATATCTGGAATTATAATACTAATCCCAGATATCAAATTAATAAAGTTAATGGTACAAATAGGATTGTATTAAAAACTCCCATCGATAAAATTTTAAAAGTATCGGATAGGATTGATATCTTGTTGCAGGATTCGGAACAAATTGTATATAATAATCTAATTGTAAATAATATAATCAGCGGAATCGAACAAGAAATCGAAGTTAATAGTGAAAACAATTCCGCAATAACATTGAATTTAAATTCAAGTATAGATTATGAGATAAGGAAAAAAATAAGATTTGGTTCTATCAATAGTAATACAAAATCTTCTTTAGAATATCCCAACATATTTGCAGATATTCAAAATGTTTATAATGATTCTGATGAATACATGTATGTTGCATCAAATTCAATACCATCATATGAGATAAATGTACCAATCTTTTCATATGATTCCATTGGATTATCTGAACTTGTAAGTAATCAATCTGAAAACGCAGAATTTGCAAATATTGTATTTGCAAATGCAGTTTCGTTTATAACGGGCGATTTGATCTATTATAAACCATCCGCAAACCCAATTGGTGGATTGCAAGAAGGTAATTACTACATTGAAGTTTTGGCAAGTAAAACGGAAATTAGATTGTATATATCTAATCTTTTATTAGGATCTTCTAATTATGTAAAATTTAATAATTATACATCAGGAACGCATAATTTTACATTATTAAATCAAAAATCTAAAACTTTATCACCACAAAAAATATTAAGAAAATTTCCATTATCTCCAACAAATCAAACTGATGATTCTAATGCTACTGAAGTTGGATATATTGGGATGCTTTCAAATGGTGTAGAAATTTTAAATTATAAATCAGAGAATAAAATTTATTACGGACCTCTTGAAAAAGTGAATGTTTTGAGTGGAGGTGTTGGATATGATGTAAGTAATCCTCCACTTTTAGAAGTAGATTCTGGAAATGCGCTAGTTCAACCTATAGTTAGAGGATCGGTAGAAAAAGTTTATACTGATCCTCAAGATTTTGATATTGATGTTGTAATATCGGCATCAATGTCTGGAGGTAATGGTAGTGGAGCTTCTTTTGAACCAGTTATTGAAAAAAGGAATAGAAAGTTAAATTTTAATGCAAGAAGTATACTAGATGGAGGGGGTCTTAATTCTATTGATGAAACAATTACTTTTGAAATAAATCACGGATTGAGTGATGGGGAAGTAATTACTTATGATCCAAATAGTAATCCAGAATTAGGTATTGGTACATATAGTGGATCAAACAATAATAGTGGACTAACTTTAAAAAAAGGAACAGATTATGTAGCAAAATATATTAATGATGATACAATACAACTTTACCCATCAGTTGCAGATTATAGAAGTGGAATTAACACTGTAGGATTTACTACAATTAGTAATTCGGGTATTCATAATTTTTATACTTTAAGTAAAAATAGACTAATTGAAATAAAAGTTATAAATGGTGGTAGTGGATATGAAAATAGAAAACTTAGAGTTCTTCCTGTCGGAATTTCTACAGTAAATAGTACTGTTTTTTATAAAAATCATGGATTTAATGATGGGGAAGTAATTTCTTATGAATATCAAACTAACCCTATAGTTGGATTAACAACAATTAATCAGTACTATATTAAAAAAGTTGATGATGATTACTATAAGTTATGTGATGCTGGAATTGGTGGAACTTTTAGGGAAAATTATGAAAGAGAAAAATATGTAAAATTTTCTAGCAGTGGATCTGGATATCAAATTTTTAAATATCCAGATATAACTCTCAATGTTAGATACAGATCTGCTGGAATTGGAAGTACAGAGTTTACGGGTAGTATAGTTTCCACTCCCGTAATAAAAGGAGAAATAATTGATACTTATGTGTATGAAAAGGGAAGTAATTATGGTTCCTTTATTTTAAATAATCATAAAAAACCAAATATCATTGTAAAAAATGGTAAAGGATGTCAACTTTTACCAATTATAAACGATGGAAAAATTATTGATATTTCAATTTTAAATAGTGGAGAAGATTATTACTCAACTCCAAATTTAAAAGTAATTGGTGATGGCATTGGAGCAATTTTAAGACCAGTCATTGAAAATAATAAAATAACTGCTGTTGTTATTTTAAATTCTGGTTCTGGTTATACTCAATCAAAAACTGAAATTATTGTAGAATCTTCAGGAAAAGATTCATTATTTAATCCCCAGGTCAGATCTTTAACTGTAAATAATAATTTTTTATATGGAAGTGAAGTAACTAAAGAATCAAACTATAATTTACAATATAGTATTTGCTCTTATTCTGAAAAGATAACAGAGTTATTCAATGATTCCAATTCGAATCAACATTCTCCAATTATTGGATGGGCTTATGATGGAAATCCAATATATGGATCATATGCTTATGAGGATCCTAATAAATTACTACAAAATACACCAATTAAAAGACTGGAATCTGGATATATTTTAAATAGCAACAATGTTATAAGTAGACCTCCAACATCTCAATTTCCTTCTGGATTTTTTATAGAAGATTATGTATACAATGAATCTGGAGATCTAGACAAAAATAATGGTAGATTCTGTATAACTCCAGAATTCCCAAATGGTACTTATGCTTATTTTGCAACTACTAAATTAGATGTTAATCGAAATGTAGTGCCAAGTTTTCCTTATTTTATTGGAGATACTTATAAGTCTAAATTTGTCTCAGAAAATAAATTTTTAGATCAAACATTCAATTTTAATAATTCCAATTTAATTAGAAATACTTTCCCATACAAATTATTTGGTGAATATACTAGCAATGATTTTGTCATTGGATCTGAAGGAATTGCCAATCAAATTTCTATAGTTGATTCTGTAGAAAGTGATTCCATTGATAATTTTAATATTCTAAATCCTGGACGTAATTATAAAATAAACGATGCAGTTATATTCAATGATGTTGAAAATAATAGTAATAATAGTTTAGATGTAAGAGTATCTGAGATAGTAGGGGAGAACATAGAAAGTATATCTTCAAATAAAACGGAGTATAGCGATTCCGTATTTACTTGGATTGGTGATAATAAAATTGAAGTGAATACAATACCATATCATGAATATAACGACTTAGATTATGTTAATATATCTGGATTCTCTTCTAGTTTAAGTTTTTTAAATAAAACATATCAAATAGGGGTATCTTCTTATAAGTCTCATTTGATTCAGGCGATTCCTTCCACATTATCTGGAATTGTAACTGACATTTATCTATCAAATATTCCAAATAATGTTTCAATTGAAGGATATATTAAAATTGGAACAGAGACATTAAAAATCCTAAATGTTTTTGATGATGAAAATGCTATTAGAGTTGTAAGATCATCTGGAGTTGCTTATACTTCAACAACAAGAGTTGACTTTTTATCTAATAAATTTGTCATTGAGAATAATACCGAGTATTTTGATTCTAAAGTAAATAGAATTGTATATTTCAATCCAAATCAATCGATTGGTTTGGGAACTACATCTGGCAGTGGATCTTCAAACTCTTATAAGGTTGGAAATTTAACGAAAAATATATTTGTCCCTACTCAAGCAATTTATTTACCAGATCATAAATTTAACACAGGGCAAAAAGTAATCATAAGTAAAAGAATTTCTTCAAATTCTTCAATAGGCGTAGCAAATACTTCTTCACAAACCCCATTTAATATACTATCTGGTATTACTACAGAACAAAGAGTTTATGTAATTAAGAAAACTGATGATTATATTGGCATAGTAACTCAAATAGGACTGACTACATCTACAAATGGTCTATTTTTCCTGAATAGTGGTTCTGATGATTACCAATATTCATTTAGATCTGAATATAATCAAATATTTGGAAATATAGAAACAAATAATGCAACCATTTCAGTTTCTACTAGTCATGGGTTGTCCAATGGTGATATAATTAAATTATCCGTCATTTCTAATAATTTAACTGGAATAGGAACATCTTCTTCTATAAATGTTAGTTATGATTCTGTTTATGAGAGATTAGTAATCAATCCGATTGATTTTACATCAGGATCGATCAGTACGATAACAAATCAAATAACATTACCAAATCACAATCTTGTTACTGGAGATAAAATCATATATGATGCACAAGTTGTTCCAACTGGATTATCTACTGGCATATACTATGTTTATAAAATTGATAACAATAGAATTACATTATGTGAAACAATTAAGGATTCTAAAAATAATCCACCAAAAGTAGTTGATATAACAAATGCTCCTTCATCAGCACATCAAATAAAAGTTATTAATCCGTCAATAAATGTTGTTAAAGGGGATAGTTTAGTATTTAATTTATCCGATCCTTCTTTGAGTGGTTATAAACTAAAAATATTCCTTGATAATGATTTTAAAAATCAATTTTCTCTTACTGGATTAACCACTACTTCTTCAGTTGTCAGTACTGGATCATCTTTAACTATAAAATATGATGATAGTATAGGAGACTTTTTATATTACTGCTTAGAAAAATCTGGATCGATCATTGCTCCAGATTCAGAAGTTACAAATTATTCTCGTATTAATTTTGTCAATAGTGTTTATACTGATACTTACAATATCGTAAGTACAGGAAATACTACGTTCAAAATTAATTTAAGAAAAAATCCAGAAAGAAATCAATATAATCAATCTAATACTAGAGTTTTAGAATATACCACAACTTCAGAAAGTGCTAAAGGTGGGATCTCGAAGATCAAAACAATTTCTTCAAAGTCTAACTTCAAAAAGTTACCAATTTTCGATAGTACAGATTCTGTAGATGGCAATGATGCTTATATTTTACCAGTATCAGATTCTATTGGTAAAATTAAAAAAGTTAATTTATTGAGTAGTGTTTATGAGTATTCATCAGACAAGACAATTAGGCCAGAAGCATCTATTTCCAATTTAGTTACAATTAAAGACGCTTTTACTATTTCAGAAATATTAATTCTAGATGGCGGAAAAAATTATGTTGTAGAACCTAATTTAGTGATTGTTAATACTGAAACTGGAAAGAAAATTGATTCGGGTTTAATAACTGCAAGTATTAGATCTTCTTCAATAACATCTGTAAATATTATACAACCTCCAAAAGGTATACCTGATTCGGTAATTGAAATAAAAGCAGTTAATAATACAAATGGTGTTAGGATATTAAGTACATCACACTCATCTGGTATTGTTACTTGTACTATAGTCACTCCTTTAAATGGATTTACCATAGAACCTTTTGCTCTTGGAGATAAGATTTTTGTTGAGGGTATTCAATCGAATGGTGGTGATGGGTTGAACTCTGAAAATTATGGATATGAATTTTTTACAATTACTAGTTATTTGAATGGAGGATCTTCCATTCCTAGAGTTTTAACGTTTGCTGGCGTTTCAACTAACGCTGGAATTCCTGTAAATGATACGGGACAAATTATAAATTATAATAATTATCCAAAATTTTCACTAGTAAAAACAATTTCTAATTTTATACAAAATGAAAATTTAGAAGTTAGTGACGATGGAAGCATTTTCACAGCAGAAGATTTAAAGATAATTGAATCAAATAAATCTTATGTTAAAATTTCTGGTTTATATCGCTTAAAGATAGGTAATTTAATTAGAGGAGTTCAATCTGGAACGATAGCTACGGTAAATAAAATTGATAATTCTTTCGGATATTTTAACATAGGTTCTTTTTATGATTCTTTGTCAGAATGGAAAGATGATATTGGAAAACTTAGTCAGGATAATCAAGTTATTCCAGATAATGATTATTATCAAAATTTATCATATTCGATCAAGAGTAGACAGACTTGGGATAATATTGTAAGTCCAGTTAATTCTATTTTACATCCAGTAGGACTTAAAAACTTTTCGGATACTGAAATCATTAATAGTGCTAGTGTTGGCGTATTAACAACAAAGACTAAGGAAGAGTATACCACTGTTGTCAATAAATTGGTGAGTGAAAACAGAGTAGATACAATTAATGATTTTGATCTAGTTATTGACACAGAAGTTTTTAATAACAATTCCGAACTTTTAAAGTTTAAAAATAAAAAACTTGCAAGTTTTATTGAATTAAGAACTAATAGAGTTTTAAGAATAGATGATATAAGTGATAAATTTAATATTATTGATGAAAGTGATGGGTATGAATTAAAATATCAGAACATACCTATTTTTATGAAAACTTTTGATCCAAATGATAGTGAGATATTAAATCTATCTACTGGGGTATTTAAAATTCAAAATCATTTCTTCAATACTGGAGAAGAATTAATTTATAGACCAAATGTAACATCTGGATCTTTAGGAATTGGTACAACATCAAACAATGTAGGAATTCCAACTAATATATTACCATCTACAGTTTATGCAATTAGAATTGATAATGAATCTTTTAAAATTTCAACTCGTAAAGATTATGCATTGGCAAGTCCTGCAATTGGAGTAACATTTACTAGTGTTGGTATTGGTACTCTTCATGAACTTGAAATGTATAAATCTACCGAAAAGAGCATTATTACAATTAATGATGTAGTACAGAGTCCAATATCATATTCTTTACTATCATATAGTGTTAATACTCCATCTGGAATAGGTTCTACATCTTCAGTATTTGCTTTGAGTGGCATTGGTTCAATTAGTCCATATGATATTCTCAAGATTGATAATGAATATATGAATGTATTGAATGTTGGTCTTGGGACAACTTCATTTGGTCCCATAACTTTTTCTGGACCATTTTCCTTGGTTGAAGTTGAAAGAGGTTTTGTAGGATCTAGTGCTTCCACACATTCAAACTCATCAAATGTGTATCTTCATAAAGGATCATTTAGAATTAGTAAAAATAAAATATATTTTACAGATTCATTACAAACTACTTTAGATAATGAAGCATTTTTTACTAACAGTGGAATTGAACCTTACATTTCAGATTTTACTGGAAGAGTATTCTTAAGAAAAGACTATACTACAAATAACATTTTTGATGATATTTCTCCAAAATTTACTGGAATAGGTCAAACATACCGAATAACGGTAGGTGGGGCAAATACATCTGGTGTTGGAAGTACTGGTGGAAATGGTTTAATTTTTATAAATGGTATATTCCAAACTCCAAGAACTCCAAATAACAATGCAGAATCAAATACAAATTATTCTATATCTGATGATACTAATGCTGGTATAACTAGCGTTGTGTTTAATGGAATTAGATTAGAAACTGGATCTTTGTTTATCAGTGAAAATGATGTCAATATGAATGAATTGCCTAGAGGTGGAGTAATCGTATCTCTTGGATCTACTGCAGGATTGGGATATGCACCTTTAGTTGGTGCTTCAGTAACTGCAGTAATTGGTGCTGGGGGATCTATAACTTCTATTTTAGGTTATTCTGGATCTGGATATAGAAGTCCAGTTTCTGTAGCAGTTACTGAATCGGGACATTCTGGAACTGCTGCTAGTGTAAGTGCTTCTGTCGGTCTTGGTGGAACCTTATCGTTTACCGTAGTTAACGGTGGAACTGGTTATACTAATCCAATTATTTCTGTTCCATCCCCAACATACAGTAATCTTTCAGTAATTGGAGTATCTCGTTTGGGGGTAGGAAATACTACCGAATGTGGTACAGGATTATTACTAGATCTTGAAGTCAGACCCAGTTCAAATGTTGGAATAGGTTCAACACTGTACGAAGTATCAAATTTCAAGATTGTTAGGAATGGTTATGGATTTAGAAAAGGTGATGTTATAAAAGTTGTTGGTTTAGTTACTGATGCTAATCTAGCAAATCCAGTTTCAGAATTTAAATTAGAAATTTTAGAAAGCTTCAATGATTCATTTTCTGGATGGCAATTTGGATATATTGATTATATGGATTCAATTAAAAATTATCAAGATGGTGTTAGGACTAGATTCCCGCTATTTTATAATGGAGAACTATTAAGTTTCCAGAAAAATGATCAAAATTCAGAATCTCAATTAATTGATATTGATGCTGTATTAATTGTTTTTATAAATGGAATTCTCCAACAACCGGGAATTGCTTATGAGTTTTCTGGTGGTACTACATTTACTTTTACTTCTCCACCAAGAAAAGAAGATGAAATTTCACTATTTGTTTATAGGGGAAGTTATGAGGATAGTTTCATAGTTGATGTTGATGAAACTATAAAAGTAGGGGATGAAGTTCAATCCATATCAAATAATAATTATTTGGGTATTACTACTTCACAAACAAACAGGTTAGTAAGAGAGATTTATTCTGCAGATACTATTAGAACTAATACTTATTTTCTTGATGGTATTGATCCTATCAACTATAAACCAGTAAGTTGGTCAAAACAAAAAGTTGATAAAAACATTGAAGGTGTATTGGTATATAAATCAAGAAATTCTATAGAATCACAGATATATCCAACAGCTAGAATTGTAAAAGATTTTTCTTCCAGTGATAATGTAATTTATACTGATAACGCAGAATTTTTTAATTATGAGAGAGATCAATTGGGTTCTTCTAATGTAGAATTTGATGCAATTATTTTTTCAGGGTCACTAAATTTTGTTTCAGCTGCTGTAACTGCAATAGTGGCAAATAATACAACAATTCAGTCATTATCTATTAACGATCCTGGAAGTGGATATGAAGGTTCCGAAGTGATAGTAAATATTTCAAATCCTTCTATAGTTGGATCTGCTATAACTGCATCAGCATCTATCTCTATAGTTAATGGATCACTTTCTACAGTAACAATTATAAATCCAGGTTTTGGATATTCAATTAGTGATCCTCCACAAGTGATAATTCCGTCTCCGCAAGTAAATTATGAACTTATTAAAGGAATTCCATCTCTAAGTGGTGTAAATGGTGCTTCTGGATATATTACGGGCATCCAAACTTCTGTTGGAATTGGAACTAACCTTGCACTCAGATTTACTTTAGAATCTCCAGGAAGTCTATCAGTAGGTGATATAATATTTGTGTTTGACACTAAAGTTGGCAACGGAGTAACTTCTATCGTAAGTAATAATTCCACTACAATTGGCGTTGGTACTGAATTTTTAAATAATATTTACTATGTAAATGCTTTTAATCCGATTTCAGGAATCGCAACCTGCAATATTAGATCCGATTCAAACATTATTGGGATATCAACATCTGGAAGTACTGTTGGTAAGTATTCATGGGGTAAACTATCTGGATTTACAAGATCAAATTCTCCAATTTCTATAGCAGTTTCTGGATACTCTGTTGATGTTGGACTGTCCACTTTCCCAATTATTCAAAGAAGAGGGATTGGTGGTTTAAGGAGAACAGGATCATTAAATATATAAAGATCTTTTTATTATGGTATAAATATAAAAAAAACAATATTCCAAATGGCTGCAATAGTAACTGATCAATTTAGAATACTTAATGCATCGAACTTTATAGATTCTATTAAGAATACTAATAATTCTTATTACATATTTGTTGGGTTATCTAATGCATCTGGAGTTGGATTTGGTAGAACTAGTGATTGGGATACGAATACTCCAAACCCTATTGACAATGTTAGTTACTTAAATCATTATAAGTCTACTATTTTATATGGTAAAAAAATTACAAGTGCTAACGTAAGGAGGGTAGTAAAAAATAATACTTGGGTTTCTGGACAAAAATATGAGATGTATAGAAATGATTATAGTGTTTTAAATCCATCTCCAGTTACAAATTCATTAAGATTATATGATGCATTATACTATGTTATTAATTCTGAATATAAAGTTTACATATGTATAGATAATGGTTCTTCTGGATCCACCAATTCTTCAAATTATACTGGAAATGCATCACTTATAGAACCAACACACACTGATTTTGAACCAGTAAAATATACTGATGGGTATTCTTGGAAATACTTGTATTCTATTTCCCCAAGTGATATTATAAAATTTGATTCTACTGAATATGTCGTAGTACCTAATGATTGGGAAACATCCTCAGATAATAATATTTCCGCAATTAGAAGTAATGGAGATTCTTCTTTAAATAATAATCAAATTAAAAAAGTTTATATTAAAAATTCTGGAGTAAATTATTCATTACCGTCACAGGCGGTTTATGATATTGTTGGTGATGGTTCTGGTGGAAAAGTTTCTATAGAAGTTACAAATACTAGCATAACAAATGCAACTGTAACTCAGGGAGGAAAAAATTACACTTATGCTGCTGTAGATTTAGGAACTAATAGTTTTGCTGCTAACCAAACACCAGCAGAATTAATTCCTATTATTCCACCTTCTAGGGGTCATGGTTTTGATGTATATCAGGAACTTGGAACAGATAAGGTTTTAATTTACTCTAGGTTTGACAATACCTCAAAACAATTTCCTATAGATTCTATTTTTTCTCAAGTAGGAATTTTAAAAAATCCAACAATATATGATGCTTCTGGAGAGAGTCAAAATATCTATACTTCTAATGACTTCTCAGCAGTTTATGCCATGAGATTTAATGAAAACACAATAATTCAAGAAAACACCATTGCAATTGGTGATAAAATTAGACAATCCGTTCCTGGTGGAACTGCATACGGTTGGGTAACTTCTTATGATAAAGAAACTAAGGTTTTAAAATACTATCAAGATAGATCACTTTATTATGGTGGTGCAACAAATAATGTAGATACTATTGGAATATCATCACAATTTTCTACAAACAATACTAATTTATCTTTTATAACTGGTGGTACTGTTTTAACTGATGGTGGTTTTTCTGCATCTGTTAGTTCATTTACTGGAATTACAACTACATTATCAAATAAAATAGTTAATTTGGGTGTTTCTTTTACTAATGGACTGGCTAAACCAGAGATAAATAATAAGTCTGGGGATATAGTTTACATAGACAATCGCCCAACCGTACAGAGAAGCACTAATCAAGTAGAAGATTTTAAAATCATTCTGGAATTCTAAGAAATGTCTCAAAAAACTAATCTCAACATAAGCCCATACTATGATGACTTTTCCGAAAAAGATTCGGGAGCTAGGGATAAAAACTATTATAAAGTCCTGTTTAATCCAGGAAGACCTATTCAAACTAGGGAATTAAATACACTCCAATCTATATTACAAAATCAAATAGAAACCTTTGGAAGTCATATCTTTAAAGAGGGTTCTTTAGTAATTCCAGGAAACATTTCTTTTGATAATCAATTTTACTCTGTAAAATTAAACGAACAACAATATGGTGTAAATATTAGTTCTTATTTAAGTGAATTCGTAGGTAAAAAGATTACCGGACAAATATCTGGCGTTACTGCAACCATACAGTACGTTCAACTAACAAATTCTGAGGTAGAATATCCAACAATTTATGTAAAATATCTTCAATCAGATTCAAATTTTGAAATAAATCCTTTTCTAGATGGGGAACCACTTTATGCGGATGAAACAGTAGGTACTATATCTGGGAATACACCTTTTGCAACTCCTATTTCATCTTCTTCAACATCTGTTGGATCTGCAGTTTCTATTGGCGAAGGAGTCTTTTTTGTTAGAGGTTGTTTTGTTAAGGTTGGAAAGCAAACAATAATCTTAGATTACTATACTAATACACCATCATACAGAGTTGGTTTACGTGTAGAAGAGCAAATTATAAGTGCAAAAGATGATCCTACATTGTATGATAATGCAAAAGGATTTACAAACTATGCTGCACCCGGAGCCGATAGATTTAAAATTTCTTTAACTTTAACGAAAAAACTGTTAACAGATACTAATGATACTGATTTTATAGAAATATTAAGAGTTAAAGATGGTGGACTTCAAAAATTAGAGGCAAGAACTAATTATAATATTATAAAAGATTATCTAGCTCAAAGAACATATGACGAATCTGGTGATTATTCTGTAATTCCTTTCCAATGTTCGGTTAATAATTCTTTAAATAATAGACTTGGAAATGACGGTATATTTTTTGATACAGAAAAAACTAATCAAGGAAATACACCATCAGATGATTTGTATTGTCTAAAAATTTCTCCAGGAAAGGCGTATGTCAGGGGATATGATATTGAAAAAACTGGAGTTGAGATTATTGACATAAACAAGCCGAGAACCACACAAACTGTTTCCTCAACAAATATTCCCTTCGAAATGGGAAATTTAATAAGAGTAAATAATGCAACTGGAGCAGCTAAACAAAAAGAAGTATTATATTTTCAAAATTTAAGAAAAAATAGCACAAATGTTGCAGCAGGAACAACTATTGGATCTGCAAGAATTTATAATTTTAATTTAACTGATGCTGCTTATACTGGAAGTAATACTAATTGGGATTTATACTTATATGACATACAGACTTATACTGAAATAACTTTAAATAGATCTGCATCTTCCACAGAAATACCAGCAACTTCTTATATAAAAGGAAAAAATAGTGGTGCGATTGGATATGCAGTTTATGCAGGATCAAACACTACTTCACTAGTTGTTAGTCAAACTTCGGGGAACTTTTTTGTTGGAGAACAAATTTTAGTAAATGGATCTGATTTATATTCATTTAGTATCTCTTCAATTAAAGTTTATACGCCAGAAGATATTAAGTCTATTCATCAACCAACATCTATTTCTGGATTTAATACTTCTTTCTTATGTGATACGCAACTTAATAGAATTCGTCGTCAAGAAATTATCACAATATCTGCTGGTAGTGGAGGAATAAGTACAGCTACTGTATCATCACCATTTTCATTTAGTAATATAACACCAAACAGTATAATTAGGTATCAAGTAGCAGGATTATCTACAGAAACTTATAATAGAGTAATATCAGTATCTCCCTCATTAACATCCATGACTCTAGCGGGAGTCAATGCTGTTAATGGAATTTGTAATGGATCACTTCCTACTACACAATTCAGTGGTTCATATTCTCTGGGAGTTTCTGCTATTAGAAATGAGCAAGAAGGATTTTTATATGCTGTGTTGCCAAATTCTAATATTGCATCAGTTGATTTATCCTCATCCACTATAACTTTTTCCGCACAATCAAATACAACATTTACACCAACGGCAAACAGTTTAACTGTAAATCTTCAAGATTTTGATTTAGGAACTAATTCAACCTTAGCAAAATTTGAAGCCTTTGATGAAGAAAGATATTCTATTTTCTATTCAAATGGAAGTATTGAAAATTTAACCCCAGATAAAGTTTCTATAAGTGTAAATGCAGATCAGGTTACTTTTTCAAACCTTAGTTCCAACACTCAAATAGCAGTTATAAATGCTACATTTGTTAAGAATGGAGTTCAAAGTAAGTCAAAACAATTTAATAAATCAAAAACTATCAATGTAACTTATTCAAAAGATCCTCAGTCTGGTACTGGTATTAATACTTCCACTAATGATGGATTAGTATATAATCAATATTATGGATTAAGGGTACAGGACGAAGAAATAAGTCTTAATTATCCAGATGTATCTAAAATTATTTGCGTATACGAATCTTTAAATACAAGTCAACCAGTTTTAGATAAAATTACTTTCAGTTCAGCAGTAAATGTAAACACTAATGTCATTATTGGTGAAAATATTATCGGAAATAATAGCAACACTGTCGCTAGAGTCGTATCAAAACCATCTGCAAATACTTTAGGTGTTGTTTACCTAAACAAAAATAGATTTTTACCAAATGAAACTGTAACCTTTGAGGAGTCAAATATTAATACGGATATATCTTCTATTATAAATGGAATTTATAGAGACGTAACAAACAAATTTTCATTAGATCGTGGGCAAAAGGAACAATATTATGATTATTCAAAACTGGTAAGAAATTCTGGAGAATCTTCACCTTCTAGGCAACTCTTAGTAGTATTTGATTACTATTCAGTTCCTTCCGGAGATAATGGTGATCTATTTACTGCAAATAGTTATTCAATACAGAGATTTTCTTCGGATATTGCAAATGTTGGTAGAAATAGGCAGCAAAGAGTAACTGATATTTTGGACTTTAGACCAAGAGTATCTGTTTTCTCTGGTTCTTCTTCATCTCCGTTTGATTTTTCATCTAGAACATTTGTAGATGAACCTAAGATTATAATGTCACCTAATGAAAGTGCTTTAATTGGATATGATTTTTATTTGGGGCGGATTGATAAGTTGTATCTTGATAGATATGGTGTTTTTTCTGTTATTCAAGGAACTCCAGCATTAGATCCAAAAGAACCAACTAAACCAGATGGTGTAATGGAAATAGCAACTATACTGTTGCCTCCATATCTTTATGATCCAAAGCAATCCAGTATATCAGTTGCAGAAAATAGAAGATATACAATGAGAGATATTGGAAAAATTGAAGATAGAGTAGAAAATCTAGAAAGAGTAACTTCCCTATCACTACTAGAATTAAATACACAGACTTTACAAATTCAAGACGCACAAGGATTGAATAGGTTTAAAACTGGATTTTTTGTAGATGATTTTAGAGATAGCAATTTGATTAATTTGAGAGTTTCTTCTATTGAAGTTGACACTAATCAAAGTGAAATGCGTCCAATAGTATCTAGAAATAGTATTGATTTAAAACCAGTTTCTTCCGAAAATATAACGGATGAAAGTATAGATTTAGAATCTAACTTCAGTTTGTTCGATCCCAATGTACAAAAATCTGGTGATGTAATAAGTTTAAAGTATGAATCTATAGAGTGGATATCACAAAATTTTGCAACAAGAGTTGAAAATGTAAACCCATTTAATGTTATTTCATATAATGGAACAATAAAGTTAAATCCAGAAAGTGATAGTTGGACAAGAACAATTAGACTCCCAGATGCTGTCGTAGAAGAAAGAACAGAAACTGTTGCTGGACCTCTTCCGACGAGTAGAGTTTGGGTGCCGGCACCTCCACGCCGTTTCCCATTCATCGTTATTCCTTTTCTCAGATTTCTTTTTGCAAGAAGAGGATGGTGGCAAATTGTTCCAAATACACTTCCACCACCAACAACCAGAGAAATATTCCAAGAAACCCTATTAGGTGCGGGTAATGAAATTTATATGCGTTCCAGAAATACTGGATTTACTGCTACAAATTTAAAACCTTTAACTAGATATTATCAATTTTTAGATGGAAATAGTGGTGTAAATTTCATTCCAAAACTCATAGAAATTTCTAGCAATCAATCTTTACAAAATTATGGATCTTCTGCTTCTTTCATTGTAGGCGAGACTGTAATAGGATCAGTTAATGGTGTGGAATTAATTAAATTTAGAGTTGCAACATCAAATCATAAAAAGGGAAATTTTAACAATCCTAGTTCAATTTTTACAAGAAACCCATACTTTAGTTCTGAATTTATTTCAGCAAATTATAGCTCCTCTTCTAAGGTTTTAAATGTTGATATTGATTCCTTATGTATTCAAGCTCAAGGTCTCTATTCAGGATATCTTACAGTTGGAATGAAGTTAATCGGACAGACAAGCGGTGCCGTTTCATATGTAAAAGATCTTAGATTAATTAGCGATATTAACGGATTTTTGTCTGGTTCATTTTTCTTAAGAGATCCAAATACTTCTCCACCACCTGCTGTTAGAATTTCTACTGGTTCTAAGGTTTATAAATTATCATCTAGTTCAACAAATGCAACTCCTTTACCAGGAAGCACTCTTATTTCTTCTGGGGAGACTATTTATAGATCTGAAGGAACATGGGAAGTGAGAAGAAGAAATATTACTAGAATTACTACAGTTACTGTGTTTACTGATCCACTAGCACAATCTTTTAGTGTTGGGGGATTAACTGAAGAGCAAAGTGGTAATAAACCAAATGAGGATGCTAACGGAGTTTATTTAACTGCAGTAGATGTGTTTTTTGCAAGTAAAGATCCTAATAATGCACCTTTAACTGTTGAAGTTAGAACGATGGAACTGGGAACTCCAACTCGTAATGTTTTAGGAAAACCTACAGTATTAAATCCAGAAGATATTTCAATATCTGATGATGCATCGGTTCCAACAAAAGTAACTTTTGAATATCCAATTTACTTAGAACCAAATAAAGAATATGCAATAGTTATGTTAGCCCCTCAAAGTGATCAGTATGAAGTTTGGATTGCTGAAATGGGAGAAAAAACTATAGAAACTGCATTCCTCCCAGATTCTCAAGTTGAAAGATATTCAAAACAATTTGCCATTGGAAGTCTATTTAAATCACAGAATGGATCTATTTGGTCAGCAAATCAATATCAAGATTTGAAATTTAAACTGTATAAGAGCAAATTTACATCAACAAATGGAAGTGTTTTATTCCATAATCCAAAATTAGATGAAAGTAACAGTTATGTTCCTACACTACAATCAAATCCAATAACAATATTCCCCAGACAGATTTCATTAGGAATTACTACAGTATTTAATTCTTCACTAATCAACATTTTAAGTAATGGAAGAAGAGTTTCTGGATCGTCAAATAATTATAATTATGGATTTATAGTTGGGACTGGAAGTTCAACTTCGACAACGGGAGTTACTACTGGTGGGTTTAATTATTCTTCTGGAGTTGTAGAAACTTATAACATTACTGGATCTGGGAAAAATCTCACGTTAAATATTACCGCAACTAATGGAATTATTGGAATTGCAACTGTAGTAAATCCAGGAAGTGGATATAGTGTCGGTGATGTAGTTGGTGTAGTGACATCAACAGTAAGTCCTCCGACTGGCAATGATGCAAGACTTACTATCACTGGTATTGGAACTGGAATTGATACACTATACCTTTCCAATGTTCAAGGAAATTCTTTTGCCGGCAATTTACTATACTTTGATAACTCAGGAACACTAGTATCTTTGTCTAGCACTACTATAACAAGTTCTACTCCAGTTGGGTCATTCTACTCAGGAAATTTCTTTAGAGTTAATCATCCAGAACACGGAATGAATTCTAGTGTAAATAAGGTAGTGGTATATGATGTTGAATCTGATTTAGCACCAGTATTATTAACACAACCAGTTTCTTTACAGCAAGCAACAGTAAGTGTAGCTTCAACAGAAAATTTGGGAGTTTTTGAAGGAAAGGTAGTAGATGTAAATAATCTAGGTTATATAAAGATTGATAATGAAATTATTGAATATAATAATGTTGGCAGTGGATTTTTAAGTATTACTAATAGGGGAATAGATTCAACACTAGTAACCGATCATGATATAAACGCCAACGTTTACAAGTATGAAATTGGGGGAGTTTCTTTAAGAAGAATTAATACTACCCACAATATAAGTAATACTAATATTGATATGGATGGATATTTTATTGAGATTAATAGAGCAACTAACGGGGTGGATAGATCATCCGATAATACACCTACTAATTACCCACAAATTTCTTTCAACCAAGAAGTTTCTTGTGGAGGTCAACTTGTAAAAGCAACTGAAAATATTCAGTTTATTAGTGTCAATCCCCATGTTTCACTACTTAATCCAGGACCTTTAACATCGGTTAATGCACAAATTAGAACTGTAAGTGGGACTAGTGTAAGTGGGAATGAAACTCCATTTGAGGATCAAGGATATGAACCTGTAGAACTTGGAGTTGAAAATAAATTGAACTCAGTTAGAATTGTTTCTTCCGATGTTAATGAGGAAGAATATCTTGATTCTTTATTGCGAAATAAGTCTTTTACTTTAAAAGTTGACTTAGAGACAAAGGATCCAAATATATCTCCTATGATTTTTTGGAAAGAAACTTCTGTTGAGTTATTTAATAATAGATTAAATTCACCAATATCAAACTATACTACTGATAATAGAGTAAATGGAATTCTTAATGATCCACATGCGGCTAGTTATGTGTCAAATACAGTGGCATTAACACAATCAGCAACTTCACTTAAAGTTATTTTAAGTGCATATAGACATTTTACATCAGATTTTAGAGTTTTATATGCTTTAATTCGCCCAGATTCAAGTGAGGTTGAACCAACATTTGAATTGTTCCCAGGATATGATAATTTAACTATTGATAGTAATCAAGATGGATTCCTTAATGTTGTAGATCAGTCTAAGAATAGTGGACTACCAGATTCTTTTGTTCCAGCAAGTCAAGAAAATCAGTTTTTGGAGTATGAGTACAGTGTAAACAATTTAGGACCTTTTACTGGATATATAATTAAGATCGTGATGTCTGGGACAGATCAATCCCAACCACCAAGATTTAAAGATTTGAGGGCAATTGCTTTAGCATAATGATACCAGTAGAAGGACATTCAAATTTATATAGAGATGAAAGAACTGGAGCAATAATTAATTGCGATTCTATTGCATATAATCAATATATGATTATGAAATCCAATAAGGAAGTTCAAAAAAATGAGATTGAAAAAATAAAAAATGATATATCAGAAATTAAATCTTTACTTATGGAGATATTAAATGGAACCAAATGAAATTGAATTGGAATCTATAAACAAATTGTTTGAATATGAAAAGCATGCTCGTTTAATTGATGAACTGGATCATAGTGAATTGAAAAAATTTGCAAAACTTTACTGCAAGTTATATTTAAAACAGCAGGAGGTTTTACTGACTATTAAATGAATGATAATTGAAAGTATAAATAAGAAGTAGATCTTATAAAATAAATGGCAGCAGTTTACGTCAATAACTTAGTTGTAAATGCTGGTACTGATTTTACTCAAACTTT